GGCTGTCAAACCGCTTGATCTCGCAGTGCGCCAGCAGGATGCTGGCCATGCCCATCGCGCGCAGAGCGTTCAGATCCTCCAGCACTTTACGCCAGAGGTCGGCGGCGATCACAGCACCCTTGCCGTATGCCAATTCTTTCGCCTCGTACTGGGTGTTTATCTGCTCCCAGATTAAATTATCCAGCCAATCAAGAGAGTCAATCACCACAGTTGAGTAATCGTGATCGCCCTTTAAAGACGCCAAAGCCTCCTGCACATCCTTGTAAGACTTGGCAACTGGGAAGTGCTCGACATCAAGCCTGCCCAGCCCGTCCTCAGTCAATATAAAGATCGGTGCCGGTGCGCTGGCGCCGAACGTGGTCTTGCCCAGCCCATGCGGGCCGTAAACCATTATGCGCGGTGGCTGGATGCTGGTATTTCTGCTGATTGCTTGTAAATTTATAGCCATAAATCCTCCAATTAAAATGTAAACAACACAACTAAACAAAACCAACCTGCCGCGAGTGTTGCGATGGCGCACGCGACGGCGCCTGTGATTTCAAGGAAATTCATTCTCGGCTCGCGTCTGCAATTTCTTGCGCGAGTTCTTCTACAATGTCGGTGTCGGCATAATGAGATTTGAGCATCTGTTCGACTTGGGTATACAGGCGCTCGATGCGCGGCTGCAATACCTGTTTGTTAGTGCTCAATACCGCGACCACCAGCTCGAATGCAAAACTGGTGTCTAGATTTTCTGCAACAAACTCGTAAAGATCCACCTGCGGTCGGCCACGACGCGGGAAGCGGCCGTAGTCCATAACCTCCTCAACGATGTCGGTGAGAGCGTCGGCGCGGTCGCGCTCGGTGACTTCTGCGCGCTTTCTGCTCAGGGGGTAGCAGCGGGGGCAATCTTCGGCTCCTCAGTTGCAGCGTTCTGGTGTTGGCATTTTGTTGCTCCTTGTTGGTCGGTCGGTTGGGTGCGCCCCCGAAGGGGCGGCGATTGTTAGATTGCAAGCAATGCGTTACGAATTGTTGCCCATTTTGTAATTTTGCCGTCAAGGTAGCAACGAGCCGTCGGTGTCAACATGTAGTCGTAGCACTTGCGATTCACTTTAGACACTTTGACGGTAATATTTAAACCACCTATTACCGCAGAAGCTTCGCCGTCAGAATTGCGAGCTTGAAATTCAAGATTTATAAACTCTTTGACTGTTTCGATGCTCATTTTGTTTCCTTTTGGTTGGTGGGTCGGTATGTAGGAATAATATTCTTGTGTTTACCGCATGTCAACAACAATTTTCAAATTATTTGTGGTATTGTGCAATCCTTGTCTTTTAGTCAATGAGGGAGGTTCTGTGTATATTATGATCAAAGAGGCCGCAAACCGGCTAAACGTTAGTCGACAGTGGGTCAATACGCTGATTAATCAAGGGAAAGTGACTACTAAGATGGTGGTCGGCCGGCGCGTGATTGTTGCGGATCGCCTGTTCCTGGCGCTGGAACGAGGGCGCCGGAAGGCGGGGAAATGATTGAATTCGGCGACTGCCGCGAAACCATGCGCCGGTGGGCAACGCAGGGCGTCAAGGCGCAGACCTGCGTAACCTCGCCGCCCTACTATGGGCTGCGCGATTACGGGCATGATGGGCAGATTGGCCTAGAGGAAACGCCAGAGAAATACATCAAAGCAATGGTCGAAGTGTTCAGGTGCGTGTGGGATGTTCTGGCTGATGATGGGACGTTATGGCTGAATATTGGTGACAGTTATTACAACTACAGGCCGGGTGTCGGGCAAAGACAGAGCAAGCAATCTATTGCATCTCAAAAGTTTTCAGAGGTTGAGGTTTGCCATAAAAGAGGAATGAAGTTTGATGGCATAAAAGAAAAAGACCTCATAGGCATACCGTGGATGCTGGCCTTTGCTCTACGTGCTGATGGCTGGTATTTGCGCCAAGACATCATCTGGCACAAGCCCAACCCGATGCCTGAGAGTGTGCAGGACAGATGCACGAAGGCGCATGAGTACATATTTCTGCTGTCGAAATCAGCGCGGTATTATTTTGACAACGACGCGATTGCTGAGCCTTTAGCGGCAAGTAGCGTAGCGCGACTGGCGCAGCCGACACTAGCACAACAGATTGGGTCTGACCGCGTACCCGGCAAGACGAACGGTAAAATGAAGGCGGTTGGGCCGCGCTTCGGCGGTAATAAATACGGCGATGATGATAGAGATGAAAGCCGCACAAAAAGCGGTAATGAGTGGGTACAAAACGAAACCGGGCGGCGCAACAAGCGCAGCGTTTGGACTGTGACCACCAAGCCATACAGCGGCGCACATTTTGCAACCTTCCCATCTGACCTGATAGAGCCATGCATCTTAGCGGGTGCGCCTGCTGGTGGCGTTGTGCTGGATCCGTTCATGGGAAGCGGCACAACGGCTGCTGTGGCAATAGCTAAAGGTCGAAACTATTTGGGGTGCGAACTCAATTCGGCATACAAAGAATTACAGGATGAGCGTATCCGTGACGCATTTCTAGAAGCATCACAAATGGAGCTTATTTAGCCATGACTGATAATAATCCCATCGTAGAGCTGCATCCTAAAGTCCTACTGGATGCCGCCCTGAAATACGCGCTCCGCGGCTTTCGCGTCCTGCCGCTTAACGGCATACGCGCAGGCGTCTGCACCTGCGGCGACACTGACTGCCGGTCGCCCGGAAAACATCCACTGACGCCCCACGGTGCGACAGAGGCCAGTGCCGACGAGATGACGATCCGCGGCTGGTGGTCTAAATGGCCAACCGCCAACATCGGGTTGGCTATGGGCGATGCCGGCTGTATTGCCCTGGACGTAGACACGCGCAACCATGGGCATCTGTCATGGGATGCGCTGATACACGCTAACGGGGCGCTGCCAGAGACCCCCACGCAGCGCAGCGGTAACGGGTGGCATTATCTAGTTAGGATAGATGCCGAGGCTGTAAAACGCTGCCGCGGCAAGCTGGCGCCGGGTATTGACGTCAAGGCCAACGGCTATATCGTGGCCGAGCCAAGCATCCACCATTCCGGGCGCCGGTATGCCTGGGACGACGGTCTGGATCTGCTGGCCGGGTTCACGCCAGCGCGCGCCCCCGTTTGGCTGGAACGGATGCTCATGGAACCGGCCGACGCTGGGGCGGCGCCAAGTTCTCCCAACTTGGGCAATTACACTTTGCCGGTGCAGCTCGCCGAGGCCGCAGACGCGCTTACATTGCTGGATGACGAGGATTACCACCAGTGGATAGAAGCAGGCATGGCGCTGCACGCAACCGGGCTGGGCGACCTGGCTTACCAGGTATGGGTGGAATGGTCTGTCCGGTCGGGGAAGTTCGACCACAAGGTCCAGCGGGCGAAGTGGCTTTCATTTTCGACTAAGCGGTCGGCCGGCGTGACGATTAAAACCCTATTTTCCCGCGCACAGGCGGCAGGATGGAAGAATCCTATGGCAGGCACCAGCTCCGCAACACCAGAACCAGAGGTCACAATTTCCGACCTTGAAAAGCAATTATTGGCTTTTGATGCTTTTGCCGACCCATTTACGCCGATAGCGCATTTCGTCGACCGCTGGATCCCGCACAATGAAGTGACTCTATTTGCAGGTCACGGCGGCAGCGGTAAATCCTATGTGGCCATGTCGCTGGCCATCCACGTTGCCCTGGGACGCCCGTTCTGCGGTCTGGACACCGTGGCCGCACCTGTCCTGTTCTTTAGCGGCGAGGACGGCGCACAGGTCATTCTGCGGCGCTTCCATAGTCTATGTAAGGCGCTATCCGTGGATCCCGCCGAACTGGATGGCAAGCTGTTGCTCCTGGACGCCTCTGATATTGACCCGGCGCTGCACCGCGACGCCCGCGGCGTTACCGAAACCAAGCTCCTCGGCGCCCTGTCCGAGCTGGTCGCCAAGCGCAATGTAGGGCTGGTGGTGGTCGATAACGCCAGCGACACTTTCGACGATGACGAGATCAAACGCGCAAAGGTGCGCCAGTTCGTCCGTTCCCTGCGCTCCCGCATCGCCCGGCCTAATCGCGCTGTCCTGTTGCTCGCGCACGTTAACAAGATTTCAGCCATTTCTGGTCGGGAGGCTGGAAAAGAGGATTATTCAGGGTCGACTGCCTGGCACAACAGCGTACGCTCGCGCCTGTCTCTGAACGTCGAAAAAGACGAAAACCTGATGACCATCGAGCACCAAAAGGCCAACTTGGGGCCGCGGGCAAAGCCGGTGCGAATGCGCTGGCACGACGGCGTTCCGCTTCAGGACGGCACATTTACCGACGCCGGCGCCGCAGCTGCCGCTGAGTTCGTATCTGCCGAACGCGTGCGCGCCAATAATGCTGCAAAAAGCATACTGGTTTCAATGCTTCAGGATTTTAATAATCGGGGCGAAACCGTTACCACTTCCAATACCGGAGGTTTCTCGGTTTGGCACCTTTTGAGCAAGCGCGCAGGCTTTCCCAAAAGCGTTAAATCGGCATCCGATTTGATGGATTTGCTGGCCGAATTACAGGCCGAGGGCAGGATATATCGGGCAGTTTTACGCACCAAAGACCGCAAAATGCGCGAGGTATTTATTGCCGGAAGTGCGCCAATGCCGGACGAAAACGACCAAAAGGAGGCTAATTGATATGTTAGTGAGGACTAACATAAGTGCGCCAAACAGGGCAAAAAGTGCGCCGCGCTCCTCCCCCCATACCCCCCCACCGCGGTGCGGCGCATTGGCGCACCGCCCGCGCTGTAGTGCGCCAATGTTTAAGATGGCGCGCATTGGCGCACTATGGCGCGCATTGGCGCAATAAACATGGGCGATTACATCAATTGCAAACATTGTTCTAATGTTTTTTTTGCCGATGAAGAATGGAAAAGGATTTGCCTAAGATGTTGGATAAAACAAAAGAAACGCGCAGAAGAAAGCAGGTATCAAAATTCTTATCGCCCGCCGCCGCCGCCCAAACACAATGTCAGCAACGAATTAAAAGAAATGCTGCCGCTTTTGATTCGATTGTGCCATCCAGACCGGCACAGCAATTCTGAAACCAGCAATAAAGTGACTCAATGGCTGTTAAAACAAAGGGACAACACATGACACCAACGCAACGCAGTCTTGCAGCTTTACGGGAACTAGGGTATCTAGTTGAGGTTGTAGAGAAATGGAACTCATTTACCCG